TTCTGTACCGGTGGTTCTAGTGGATTGAATTGGTTTAATAATTATGCACCTGACGGCCCTATCATTAGTATTATTGATAAACAAAATATTGATAATAAGAACGGTAAGTGGCAATTACATGCTCCTACTAGTCAACTAGTGAATAGTACGCAGGATCAAAGATATAATAGAACTGGGGCCGATCTTGAGTTTTCTAAAAGATTCCCTGGTTTAATGAAAGAAATTGTTAGAGCTATGCTTACAAAAGCAGGTGAAGTAAAAACCGGCAGTAAAGAAATTAGTCCACCTGATGGATATGATGTTAGAGAAGCGGCTAAACAAATAGTAGCAAAATTTCCTCAAAGTTATAAATCAGTACCAGGCGCACCAGGAAAAAATCTACCACCAGATGATACTGAGTATGTAACTGTTGTAGATCAACCAGCAGAACCGGAACCAACTCAGGCAACGCAACCTACTGAACCTGAAGGGCCACGTATAAGTGATTGGAGAATCTATAATGCAGGACGACAAGTTGCAACAGCAGTAAATAAAACACAACAGCAAGCTATGCAAGAACTAGAAAAATATGCTGTAAAGAATAGAATACCTAGAGGTCGTATGTATTTGAGTGATTATTCTAACAATCAAATAGTCAGATGATAGCCAAAAAAATAGACCCCGAAGGGTCTATTTTAGATTACTGCAACCATTTACGAAATTCAGTAATGTGAATATCGTTTCCAAAAGGTGCGTGAGAAGCATCATCGGTCATTATCTCTGTAACCCAATCTTTATTAAAAAAATGACGGCAACCTATTATGTTGCGATGTGTTTTTAACCATATATCATGCTTACTTAATAAAACTATAGTTTTTTGATTTTGTTGGATATTCCAAAATCTAGAAAAAGCACAATCCATGCCATGAACTATAACTCCTTTGACAGGTAATACCCATGTAGTGGCTGTTCTACCTCCCTCTGAATGTCCAGAAATATAAATATTTTTATATCCTTTGGCATAAAGGTCTTTAACTAAAACTTCTGCTTCTTTTCTACGAATATCTATTCTAGATATATCTCCGGAATGTTTTACTTTTCCGTATATACCTCCTGGACACCCAGTTGATACTCCCGGTCTACTTAGAAAATCTATAAAGATTACAGCGGCACCATGTTTTGAGTATTCATTTCTAATATCAAAATCATAAGATCCAATTCCTCCACATCCATGAAGATGTACAAATATTTTTGTATTTGTATCAACTTCACTTAAAAAATTTTCGTAATTATGGGTTAATGTTTGATTAAAATAAATGCGTACACGTTCAAAGACTCTTTCATTTAGTTCATTATCATATATTTGATTACTATATGAAAAGGTAGGTGTTATTAATAAAATTAAAAATATAAAATTAAGAATTACTTTTTTATATTGGTTAAACATCTATTACTTTCGATTGTTAATATTTGACTAGTATAACATTAATTGTAATTTATGTCAAATATTTCACATTGTAGGACCATTACCGTTCTTAAATCCTACACTACCGCCCTCTGCTTCAATACGTTTGATAACGTCCTCAAATAAGATAGGAGTGTAATCTGTTTGTTCAACACAAACACAATGATACCGAACATCAATGTATTGTCTACTTCCACGTGTTGTAAACTCATGTAATGTTTCAACAGTTTTCATTACACGATTGGCATGTAAGTGACCGTGAATGTTAACACCGAAGCGTCCTAAGGATTCAGTATGAATTGGTATATGACTTAATATCATACCGTTCATAACATGATATGGTATATGACTTAATATCATACCGTTCATAACATGATACGCACGTAGTTCACGGAAGTACTGTCTATATTCATCATCACGGAAGATATCGTGGTTACCACGAATCAATACTTTATCACCGTTTAAACGACCCATAATCTTTAATGCTTTTCTATTGATAACAACATCACCACAATGATATACTTTATCATTAGGTCGTACTGTTTCATTCCAACGCTTAACCATTTCTTCATCCATTTCATCTGGGTCAGTCCATGGTCGAAGTTTTGTAACACCGTCGTTACGTGTAAAATGACATACTCCGGCATGCCCGAAGTGTGTATCCGATACTAAAAATACTGCGGGCATATAATTCCTTTATTTGGCATCCCCGGACCGAATTGAACGGCCAACCTTTGAGTTTGGAGCTCACTGCTCTGCCTAATTGAGCTACGGAGACATATTACTTTTGTTTTCTAGGCATACCACCTTTTTTCCAGCCTAGATTTTCATATTCTAAGAGTTCGTTTTTATCTATGCGTTTGGCACAATTACCGTTATTAACCAGTATTTTACCTAAATTTGCTTCAGCTACTTTAGTATTATGTGCATCAGACCTAGACATTTTAGCGATTGTCTGCATATGAAGGCGATGTGCTTCAGGATCCTTTTTAGACCAATTATTATCAGAAAGTTTTTTCCTAGTTTTGTCAGTAATTTTTTGTTTCAATGATGCCTGTCTTTGTTTTTCTTTAGTGGCATCGGTGTGCTTTAATCCAGTAAAGGCTCCCACGATACCTGGATTTCCACCACTGCCTCCTATTTTTAAATTATATGATAGAGGATCATTTATTAAATTTTCAGTAACAATTTGTCTTTCTAAATCAAACATTTCAATCTTTGAATTTGCAAAATGCAATATTTCCACTTTAAAATTCTCATGCCCATATTTTTTTATGGCATGTTTTAAATGTTTGCCGGATCCTAAATAACCATCATTAATATTTGCAGTTTGATGACAACCCACATAATATTTATTATTGATTAAATTTGTAGTTCTATATATTATATAATGCATAATCTATTTATGCATTTAACAAAAAACCGGTATGCTGCCATTACACTAGGGAGATATTGTTTATAAATTTTTTCTAATACGTTTGAGATATTCTCGTCCTACTAATCCCAATTCAATTTCTTCTAATGCAGTTACCATTGGTCCTGATTTAGTATTGAGGGTAGAACGATGACCACGCTTTAATTCTCTTACTCTTTGTGATGCTATAAGAACTAAATCAAAACGATTACCAACCATGTTTGCGGCTTCTTCACTTGTATATCTTGCTCTGCTTTGTGACATATTTTTCCTTTATCTTGTTACTTTTCTAATTAATTTATACCAATAGTATTTGAAACCACGGAACACTATGATATCAAAAGTAATTACAGGAGTAACTTCTTTTACAATGTGTCCGTATGCTCTATTGATTACATCTTCACTTTTGCTCATACTTACTCCTTTATTTGGTGGGTCGTGACAGGCTCGAACTGCCGACATTCTGCGTGTAAGGCAGACACTCTACCAACTGAGTTAACGACCCGATTTTTAACCACCTTGGTTACTATCTTTAACTTCTGATTTACTAGCAATTTTTTCAAATGCTTCATCTTCATTCTTTTGATCCTCAATCACTCTTGGATCAGGCTTACGAAAGATATTATCCCAATTATTATTAAACGTTTTTAAATCAACGCTATAAGGTCTGGGCATACTTCCCTTGCTCATTTACTATCCTTACGAGATGGTGTACGTGAATTGCTTTTCTCAATTTCAACATAACTACGAATAAAATCTCCACGTTTGTGTGCATCACGAATAAGTGTTGCCGCACGTTTAACTGCTTGTGGAATTTTAACTGCTCTTGAATCATAACCTCTACATGTCATACTATTTCCTTTTTAAAAATTATTGGTCGGAATACAAGGATTCGAACCTTGGACCTCTTGCTCCCAAAGCAAGCGCACTACCAGGCTGTGCTACACTCCTTACTGTTGCTTCATACATTGGCATATAATTCTCCTATTTGGATGCGGGGGACGGATTCGCACCGCCGATCTTCAGGTTATGAGCCTGATGAGTTACTACTTCTCTACCCCGCGTAATTCTTTTACACACTACTTATCATAGTATACACCGTGTGTAATGGTGATCTTGGTGGAGGATAACAGAATCGAACTGTTACGAAGACCTTGCAAAGGTCCCAGGCTCCCATTACATCAATCCCCCAAAATTTGGTGCGGACGGTGAGACTCGAACTCACACATCTTACGACGCCAGAACCTAAATCTGGTGCGGCTGCCAATTACGCCACGTCCGCGATATTATTCACTATAACAGAAAAATATTTATCTGTCAACCAGTTGATGCCCGAATTATAATTTACTAGTAAATTAGTTTTGGTTATAATATATTGCTAAATCAGCATATTTTTTTAAACTACGTTCTATTAATTGATTGTGTTTTTTAATATCTAACCAACCTTGTATATATAAAGTTTCTCTTAAATTATCTTCTTTTACTTTGTGTATACAAGAAGTTAAATTTAGTAAATATGCTATAGGTATTTTAGGTAATATAGGGTTAACCCATTTTTTACCATTAAAAATTTCTAATGAATCACATTTACCATTCAAGACTACATGATATCCAGCTGGTTCATTTTTAATCAAATGTTTATATAATTCATTATGCGGACCATGATAATCGTAATGAGGCATAACAGCCGTTTGTTGGATTTTATGAGTAAACGACACAAGATTGTCAATAGGTATTTGATCTAACAAATTCCTATATTCTTGATAATTATTTTCTTTACCAAGAATATATTTAGTTTCCCAAAAGTTTTGTTTATGGATAAACTGTTCTCCTAACTCAAAACTAGTTAGAGTAACATCAATGTCTAATGGAACAAATAATAATTTCATTAAGTATTTAGTAATTTGGAGCGGGGTAACAGAATCGAACTGTCAGCATTAGCTTGGAAGGCTAAGGTATTACCACTATACGAACCCCGCAAATTTGGAGCAACGGGTCAGATTTGAACTGACGGTTTTACGGATTTGCAATCCGTTGCATTGGACCACTCTGCCACCGTTGCATATTGCTCTGGCGTCCCCCGGCGGTAATTATAGTACAGAAAGATATGACGCTATCATACCCCTCACACGTACCTTCCACCCGCTTCCCGACAGGGACCGTTCTCGCATTGCTAGCGGCCTTTTGGTTTAAAGACTACCACCCGTAGTTGTCACACTACTTCTCATCCTGCGGGTCACAGTATCCGACGACACTCGGAACGTTCTTTTATAAATACAGTATGGAACTACAAAACTGTATTGATGTTGTTGAAAAGTTGTTGCGTCAAAACAAACGTAATTACAAAGATAGCCACGAACAATTATTATATGAACGAGGGTACCTTACTGGATTAATTGCTAGGATGATGAGTGATGATCCTAACATCTTACACCAGATCATAAACAAAACAAATCACCGTTGATTGGTGGAGACGGTGAGATTCGAACTCACGGA